TTGGCGTCGGTGGACCCCATCTCCCACTTATTCGCGATCCACCGTTCAATGTCCCATGTGTCCGTGTCGATCTGGCAGACGCGGATCAAGTCCTCCAGCGTCCGAATCGGTTCAGCGGTCAGCGTGGTCAGTTCGGCAGAGTCGCCAGAGACGGCGAGTTTCGCGGTTTCCGTGGGAGCAAAGGGAACGGCGAGTTCTGGCGGGACATTCGGCCTTGCCCGCGAGCACGGATGACACGCCGACGCGCCCTTCGTGCGGACGACGCCCCGGCAGTTTGGCCCTTGCACAGGACACTTCGGAGAGTGCCCCTTGGGGTACTGGTTCACGCCGCCTCCGGGTTATTGGCCCGCCAGAGATGCCACGCGATTTCTGAGTCTGGGTCCACGCCGATGAACTCCCAACCGCAGTTCTGGTAGTAGGGCCACGCCAAGAGATCCACCACCGTGAAGGCAATCGCCGACGTGGCAGGGCGAGCGATGAGCACCATCAGGCGAGGGCGCTCGTCCATGTCACTTCTGGGCTTCGGGGGTAAAGCGCATCCGGGTACCGATCGCGCCGACGTACGCGGGATGGGGCTTGGACTCTAGCGCCGTCAGCCGGTCGAAGATCCCCTGCTGCTGGCCCACCAGGGCGTTCATCAATTGCCCCAGACTCTCCACCGCATGCCGAGTATCGCCGATGCTTGCGTCGACCACATCGACACGTCCCGGCAACGTGTCGAGTTTCGCGTCGATCTTCGACAGATAGGCGATGACCGGCCCGAGGTCCACAGGCACGATGGGCGGAAGCGTGGTAACCACGTCGCCCAGATGGTTGCGCGGCGTCACCGGGACAAAGACTTGGCCGGTGATGTCCTCCGCTTCCGGGTTCTCTACGAGTCGTCCCGCACCCGTGCCTGCGCCGGTCACCATGTCGTAGATCCACAGCCGCCCGCCGCGATCTTCGTCGTCCTGACGGGCGAGTCCGTCTTTGCTGATTGGACGGTTCGGATCGGCGCGTTTCGTCCCCCAGCCTTCGCCGGGAATCTCGTAGGCAACCTGTTCCGCAAGGCCAATCGACCACTGCCGGACCTGTTCTTCGATGGCTTCGCCCGGTGCGCCCTGTGGCACGGGGAACTTGGCGACGTAGCGAGCGCGAATGGCTTTCACTTCAGCGGGGAGTTGCATAATCAGAATCCTTGTGCCCAGAACACCGACCCACACGCGAAGCCAAACAGCCAGAAACAGATCCACGACACCACCGTGAGCAGCGTGGCGGCGGCAATGTCGCGCTTCTCTTCGCGGGTAAAGTCGCTCATTCCTTGCTCCCGTGATGCGCGTCCCGCCAGTCGCGGTCTGACCGCTCCAGCAAACGGTGCAGCGCGTCGATCTTCGCCGTCATCGTCTCCAACTTGTCGTCTAGCTTGTCCTTCTTCACGACGGCTCCCTCCAGACTCACCAGACGGTCTTTCAGGCTGTTGAACTGCGCCCATACGGCTCCGGCGGAAAACGTCCACAGGATCACCGTCCCGATAAACGGCCAGTAGGGCACCCACGACGACGACGGCATAGACTCCCCTCGGGCCAGCACCGGCACCGTAGCTAACGCAATCCCACTCACCACCAAGAACCAGAACTGCACCCGCATCCGCAACGGAGCCGCCTGGAGCACTTCACGCGGGCCAATCATGCGTCTGGCGTACGCGGCCATCCCGATCATGGCTTCGCCCCATTTTCGCCGATGCGTGGTGCTACGCTGCCTGTATGGCTCACAGGCATCGAACTGGCCTTCTAGAAGAAGCCGACGCCATCGCGGGTGGATTGCTCGCATGGGCACAGGCGTTTGGCGTGCTGGTACTGATCGCGATCGGACTCATGGCGCTATTCCGCCTGTCCTGAGTTCTGCAATCGAGCCAGCAACGCCGCCCGCACAAGCTGCGCGACTGGCAACGATGCAGCCCGAGCAAATCCAATCCCGCCCCGTGACTGCAAGGACGGCGACATCAGCGTCCGCATGATGGCGGCACCAGTCGCGCCAGACAGGACGCCGCTTTCCGCGTCTCCCGTAGTCGATCCGACGCCCCCACCAGTCGCTACGCCCGTGCCAATGGTCGCCAGATTCGTCAGTGCGTGAGGCCGATTCTCAGCCGTCCGCAGCCCCCGTGACAGCCCGAACAGATCGCTTGTGCGTCGGTTCTGTTCCGCAAACGTCTTGCCCTGCGAAGTCGTCATGCCGGACGTAGCCGACTCCAGTCCTTCTTTCAAACCGGAGCGAGTCGCATCGTGCAGCCGCGCCGTCATGTCATTGACGGGCGCACCGCGCCGGACCTGATTCTGTGCCGTCTCTGACAGGCTGTTGGCTTCGCGGAGCAGGCCATGTGCTTCTGAGGGTGTCAACACGCCGGTCGGATTGGCTGCGTTGATAGTCGCCTCTCGCGCCGCGATCTCGTTGATGTCTCCGGGCACGCCCAACCGCTCGCGCTTCGCTGCTACGTCCACCAGATCACCATACTTGCTGGTGACGTTTGACACCGGCACAGACCGCCCCGCTGCCGTGGCATCACTTACAAGCGCGTCGGTTGCGCCTTTCGACGCCGCCATCCGCTCTTGCGCGATCCGCGATCCGCCAACCGGGATACCTTCCTCTAGCCCTTTGCCGACCAGATCGCCGTACTTGTCCGTGAGCTTGGCCGGGAAGCGCGTGGCCGTGCGATAGAGGCCGCGACCAGCCATACGCAAACCAGCCTGAGCCAGCGCACCAGCGCCTTCCGTCGCGCCCTGGATAGCGCCTTCCTTGGCCATACCGGAGACAACACCCGACGCTGTGGACGGAATCTGATCGCGGCTATTGCCAGAGGCGGCACCATAGACCATGCCAGCCCCCGCGCCGCCCGCGCCACCTAGACCCGCCGCAACGATAGGAACGGCCCATGAGGCCAGCGGGATACTGCCGCCGCCTGTAAACGGAGCCGCAAGACCAGCGCCGACCATCGCGCCAGTCGCAACCGGATGTTCCGCCGCCGTCCGACCCGCTTTGCGAATGAAGCCGCCGATATTCCGCAGGTTGTCCAGCAGCAGATCGCCGCCAGCGTCGTACTTGGTCTGAAAGTCCTGCACGACCGACCGGATGGCCTCTTCAGGCTCTCCGTTCGCTTCCATCTGGCTTACGATGCCGTCAAGCTGCTTGCGCCGAGACTCCACGAGTTGCGGCATAGTTAGTACCCGTACTTCTTGCGATAGTCAGACGTAGACGTGGGCGCGGTAGAACGCACTGGATCTCGATGCGGCGTGGATTCCGCTGGCGAATGCGAAGCGGCTGGTTGCGGCCCCTGCATCCGCTGGAACTGCTCGCGCAGCTTCATCAGTTCGGCCTTGTAGTCTTCCTCCGACAGATTGCGACTCAGGGCCGTTGCCGCGCTCTTGAGCATCTGACGCTCGAAGTTTGAAATCTGCCCCTGCCCGCGCAACTTTCCGGCCTGCGCCAACGACAATTTCCCGACGAGTTCGTTATGCAATGCCTCAAAGCGATTGACGCCAGACAGATCGCGAGCCTTACCGACGTAAGCGTCAATAGGACCGACAGCCGTTGACAGTGCGGGGTCATTGGCGATCTGGTCGATCAGGCCAATAGCGTCCTGCACTTCGCTCTGTTTTTCTGGGCTTGTCGCTGGCGGCATCGTTGACGCGGCGCGAGCGGCAGCGGTCAGACGCTCCATCTCACCGTTGTGCCGTGCGGCTTCGGCGTCACGCGCCGCCTGTCTATCGTTGTCGGCCTGTCTATCTGATGCCATACGAGCATCACCCTGCTGCTTCGCGCTAGCCGTCTTCAGGAAGCCACGCGGACGGTCATTCGCAACCGACTGCGGTGCTTCTCCGGTCGGCATCGGACCTTGGAACGCCTGCCCCATGCCCGCTTCTTTCGGCGTCAGCAAGGCCCCGCGCCCGCCTTGCTGCATCGTCGCCACGGCAGGATCGTTCTCGGCCATGAACGTCTCCGGCGGCAACTGGTCACCGAGCGTATTGGCTTCGGCGTACGTGCGCTGCTTCGCCGCATCGGCCTGCGCTGCCGCCTGCGTCTCGCGCTGCATCCGTACCATCTCGGCCTGCTGCTCCATCTGCTGCTGCGCTCGCTGATCCCCAGCCATCTGCCGCTGGTTCTGGAACTCCTGCTGCTTAAGCGCCTGCGCCTGCTGCTGCTCCATCAACCGCCGCGCCAGGATGCGCTGCACGGCTCCGTTTACGCCCGTGGCGAAGTCTACGAGTGCCATGCTTACCGTCCCATCCGGCCGAGGACGCCCAAGATGTTCAGCCCCGTCCCGACGCCGCCCATGATGTTCTCGCCCGCGCCCGCTCGCGACGGGGTCACGAGTTCCGGATCAATCTTGTCCGTGCCGTTCATCAACGCCGCGAGACTCTGCCGCGTCAGTTCCTGCCCCGCCTGCGTGGTCGAGGGACCAAACATCTGCGGACCAATCCCGCCCGTAAACGAGACATTCCGCCCCTCGCCGACGCGCTGCGACTGCGGGATGTCAGCGGCCATCAGATCGCCCCGTGCCACCTGCTGCGCTCGCGTGACTGGCGCGTCCATGTTGAACTTTCCGACATCGACCCGAGCGCGGTTGTTCGCCGTGGCCGCATTCATGCGAGCGAAGTCGTCCTGTGCGCGTCCATTCGCGGAGGACTGCGCCCCGCTGGAGAACATGTCGCCGAGGTCGTTTGCGGTACTGCCTAGGCGGCTAAGACGTGACAGCATCGACGTGCCGCCAACCGTACCAGCCGCGCTCGCTCCGCCGCCCATTGCGCCCAAGGCCCCAGTAGTTCCGCCCGCGACACCATAGCCGCCAGGTGCGACAACGCCGCCGTAGCCTGCTGCGCTGGCCGCTCCACCGCCCGCTGCGCCAGCCAACAGCGACCCACCCGCCATCGCTCCCCCCATCGCCAGCAGGCCAGACCACCACGGCGAATCGGGACCGATCATGTTGGACGAGCGCGCCGACTGGAGCACCGTGGCAAACGGCACACTTGACTGTCCCGTCGCTGAGAACTCCTGTACTGCTCGCTGCACATCGGCAGGCATAGCCGAGAATGCCGGGTCAGACATCAATGAGTGCGCGATCTGACGACGCTTACCTTCTTCGTTTACCGTGGGCATTCGCGACTCCTAGAAGTTCAGACCGGCTTTGGCTCGTGCCGCGTCCCGATCCCGTTCGTACTGATCCCGCGCCGACTGGAGGCCGTAGGTGTCGTTCCACTGGCTCTGCGACTGACCCAGACGCGCCTGCTCCATCGACTGCTGCATCTGCGCGATCTGCAACTGAAGCTCCCGCGCCGACTGGGCATCGCCGCTCTGCACCGCAAGGGACAGCGCCTGCTGCAACTGGCTGATGCGCTGCTCGTTCGCTCGCGCCATCAACTGTCCCTGAATCCCGCTCAACTGGCTGGCCTTGTCCTCGAAGCCCGCCGCGATCTCCTGATCCATCGCGCCCGATCCCGCCCCGCCAGGATTCAGCCCGCTCGCCGCCATGCGCTCGGCCATCGCCGCCCGCCGCTGCTGCCGCTGCCGTTCCAAGAGGTTGGACGACGCATTCAACTGCGTCGAGATGGTCGGGTCGTTCGGGTCGATGGGCTGTCCCATCTTCTGCAACTGCGCCATCAACGCGGCCCGAATCGCGTCCTGCTGTGGGCTGCTACCAGACGCGCCACCTGTGCCGCCGCCCGTGCCGTTGAAGCCTCCAGAGCCTCCGGTGCCGTTGGAATTGCCATTCATGCCGACATCCGTCCAGCCCGCGAGGTTCTGCCCAGACTTTGCGCCGATGCGAAGGTCCAGCGTCTCAGCGGAATGGCCGTTCACGTCCTGCGGGAGTGCGACGCGTCCCGCCGCATCAGCCGATAGGCCGTACTGCCCAAGCAAGGCGTTCTGCTTGCCCACGTCCGTCCCCGTCTGCATCCACTGATCGCGGAACTGCTCGCGGTTGTAGGGCATCGTCTTCGGGGCTGCTGGCGCGGCCGCGCCTTCGTCGGGCGGCTTCGGGAGTTCTTCGATATTCGGGTCTGCGTTCGGATCGCGCTGCGACATTGGACGCCTCTACGAGAGTTTCAACAGTTGGAGATACGTGGAGCTAAACCCAGACGTGACGTTCAACGCGCCGCCGCTGTTCTGATACACCCGCGCGCGGATGCCTGTGCCAATCGTGAGCTTTGGCTTGATCACCACAATCGCCGTGGTCGTCAGATTGGTCACCGAACCCGCCGAGTTGCTATGCACTGACGTGGACGAGGCAATGTCGAACGTCGCCCCGTTGTCGTCGCGCTGCTGAATCCACAGGTCGCGTCGTCCCGTGGCATTCGCCGCGAAGGACGCGCCCGCAATCGCGAGATACGTGCCGGGAATCGGCGGAATGAGATAAGACGTGCTCGTCGCAGGCAGAAACGCCGCGCCAAAGTCCGTCCCGTTGTCATACTGCACGTTCGACAGCACCGCGTCGTTTACACCCGTCACCGCCGTCCACAGCAGGTCCGTATCGGTGTTGTTCGGGATGCTCTGGTTCGCTTGCAGAAAGTACCGGCACTGAGGCTGCTTGAACGTCCCGTACGACGTGGCTTCGATTTTCCCACCGTTGAACCACGTCTGGAGCGGCGCGAGCACTTCTTCAAATGCCTCAGCCGTGCGTGGATCAAGCCCGTGTGCGTCGTAGGGAATCTGGATGTTCATCGACGCTCCTGCCCGACGACAGGGATCACGACCGCTTCGGCTGTCCACGCCTGAGCCGTTGCCGCCGTGTCTCCGATAGTCACCTGCACAACGTTTGCTTCGCCAAGTCGGGCCTCGCTTTTTGTAACACCACGAGTCGCTGACCCTGTGGCTAACATATCCACAGTGAATGTGCGGGTTTCAACGCCGAAATCGCGGACAAGACTCAAGCCGATGGACCCAGTGGTGCTTTTTGTGACAACCACCGGCTCGCCGATGCCAACCTTGTGCAGCAGATCACGCGAGACAGTGACAGGCCTAGTTGTCACGTAGGCTTGAAACGTCGTCCCATTGTCGTCCGTTGACGATGAATTACTCCGCAGCAGCACCCCGACGCTTTGCGATGAACCGAAATGCGGAACATTGTCAGTCGTTCGCGCCGAAATGGAGGCGGTGTACATAGCCGAGCACAGCGCCAACGCCTGCTGGCCGTCATTGCGCGACCACCCGCCTCGAATCTGTCCCACGCCGTCAGGCATTCCCAACTGTGTATCGAATGTGAATCTGACGTACGGGGTTGACTGACCCGATGGCGCGATCCACACCCACCACTGATGCAGCGTGGGATAGTAGACGCTATGCGCGATCACAGTCGCCCCTAGATTGATTGCGCGCCAGTAGTCCTCATTGTCGCGGCCAATGTACTGAATTGCGCCGTCTGACGTAATCCGATATGGCCCTTTATGCGAGAGGAAATATATTGCTGCCTGCCCGAGATGATCGTCTCCAATGGCAATCGACTTCGCGGCAATACAGCCGATGTCATCGCGGATTTTGCGCGGCAGATAGGGAGCAGCCACGTCTCCGGTCGGGCGGATGCGGTAAATCTGGTTTCGCTTAAAGGCGTAGATCATGCCGTTCAGCGGACCAGCGAGCGCCGTGATTGCCCCGCCGTCGTTCTCGTTCAGATCGAACCAGTTCTTCTGAACCGTCTGATTCGGGACGCGCTCGTCGTCGCCCGCGTCGCTGGATCCAAGCACCGGCGTGAACCACACACGAGACGTGCGGACGCCTGTCTCCCACGCCCCGGCCATCAGCAAGCGGTTACCGTCTGACACTGCGTACTTGGCGCTCGGGGGAAGGGCGTACGCGCCTGCGGCGTCAGAGATCGCGGCCGACAGCTTCCACGCATCTGGATCGAACACGTCGTCGTACGTCGTCGTGGCAATCGCGACTGAAGCCAGCGAATACCACGTTCCGGCGTCCGTGGACATCTCCACTTGCCAGTGCGTTTCGCCTTCGCCTGGAGCCGTGGGACGCGTCACACGCGCCGACGCACCAGCACCAGAGGGCGTAAACAGCGTCGAGGCCGCACCCGCCTCAGACTTGCGGACGGTAACGCTGCCGTTCAGCTGCGTCCATCGCACACGGTAGTAGCGTGGATTCGCGGCGTATGCGCCCGCGCCGTTGTTGGCGACGGTCGGTGCTGCCGTGGGAGCCTGCAAGCCCATACGCCTGACACGCGGCGAGGCCAGCGACGGATCGTAGACATGCGCTCTATCAACTGCCGAGTCGTAGAACAGGAACAGCTTGCCGTTCAGCGTGACGCCTGTGACATCGTAAGCGCGCGTGGCTATGGCATCATCCATTGTGACATCGGCCCACGATGTCGTGCCTGTCGGGAGTCTCTTGACGAGAAAATTCAGATCTACGCCCCACAGTTCAGCGTCGGCGTCAAGACCGTTAGGCACGTAGCGAATCAAGGAGCCAATAAGCTGGCCGAAGGCCGTTCCGCCAGTGGTAGACACCGACGACGAGCCGTAGCGCTTGTGCGCAAATGTCGTATCGATCCAGTCCACGTTGACCGCATCGACGCACTGATTCGGCGGGAGGCTCATCGGCGGATCGGTGCCGTTGCGCCCTCCGCGCAGGTCGTCAACGACGACAGGTCTATCCGTCATCGGACGCCCGCCCCATCGGGATACTGCCCGCCCAGCCGCGAGAACCGCGCCACTCGCGATCCCGACACCGGCAGGAAGTCCGCCGGCGAGGCCACGCGGTACGACAACTGCCCCATCCCCCGCTGCAATGCGGCTCTGGCATCCGCACGGCGGATATCGTCCTTGTGCGTCCACTCCACCACGAGTGCCCCTTCCACGAGCATCCAGTGGAAGTCATCCGGCAGCAGCGGCTGATCAGCGGTGTTCACGAGATCCGGCACGACGCGGACGTAATCCACGTAGTACGTAATCGCGCTCTGCGGCGTCGGCCACAACTGGACCGACTGGTACCGCGCAAACGCCTGCCCGATGGGAATCCGCGCCAGTTCCATCCCGGCTCCGCTCGTCTGGTGCAGCGTCACCGTGCCCACCGCCGCAGTCAGGAGGTAGAACTTCGTGACTTCGATGATGTCCGTATACGCCGACCCCAACGAGACGGCTGTGGTCCCCGTCATCACCACCGACAGCGACACGGGATAGCCACCCGTCCGGATGCCTTCGATGTACGCCGTGGACGTATCCGACGCCGACGTACTCTTGACGAAGATTTCCGCCGCTGCTGAAGGTTGCACCGACACCGCCTGCGTCCCTTCAAAGACGTAGTGCGTCGGCGCGCCCGTATCGGTCAAGCCAGGGTCCATCGACCGCACATCCGACTGCGAGAGGCCCACCAACCGGCGGAGGTTGGTCCGGTCAGTGATGGCCTTGATCTCCGCAACAGACGGGGGAAGGGCGTAGCTCGCCTGACCCGATACGGACGCAAACGTAATCGTGGAATCACGCAGGGTCGGCAGCGTGGGATCACTCAGAATCTGCCGGTGCGCCTGATTCACGAACGACTTCAGACGCGTCGTTACCTCAGTCGCCGGAGTCGATGAGTACCCCAGTCGCTGATACAGATCCGCCAGAATGGTCCCAAACGTCATCGTCGCCCCTTACGCCGTCGCCAGCGTCTTGGCCCGCATCGCTTCGAGTTCGGCGCGCATCCGCTCCAGTTCCTGCTGTTCCGGCGTCTTGATGCCGAACGCCTGCTGAAGCATCGAGGTCATAGCCGGGAGCGACTCGCGCCGTTCCTTCGTCTCAAAGTCGAACAAGAGCCGCGAAATTGCCCCGTCCGGCCCGCGATCCGCCGTCACGGTCATCGTGGAGGTAGAGCCATCGGTGCGCAAGAACTGGAACGTCCCCGGCTGCGCCTGGTTGAGCAGTTCGATCTCGTACGCCGTGGTCGTGTCCGTCTGGAGGTCGTAGCCCACCCAGAACATCGGGCACTTCAGCGCACGCGGACGCTTGCGATCCCCTTCGGGATAGCTGTAGGTGCTGATCTCCGGGTGATAGCGGTTCGACGGGTTGACCGCCCGCTCCTGCGCCTCTGCGGACACCTGCGACACGCGGGTCAGGATGCGTTCCAGCGCAGTCTCATCGAGGCCACCGCTGGACACCTTCGCGGCAGCCAGCGCCTTGACGGTTTCCTGCAACTCCGCGATCTGATCGCGCAAATCGTCGCTATCGTCGGAGGGCTTGCGGAACTGCTTGGGGTCAGCCACCATTAACCACCCACCCGCACGTTTTCACGCACCGGAGTCGCCGTTCCAACGATGTAGTTGTCGGCGCAGACGTTCGACGGCTGCGTGGCGCCGGAGACGAAGTTGTCTTCCCAGATGGTCAGTTCTGCCGGAGGCACTGCGCCAGCGATCGTCCGCTCCTGCGATGTGATGGCTTTCCCTACCGTGATGTTGTCGAAGGCTTCGCCCTCGCCGCGTCTCGTGCGTCCCATGTCCTATCCCTTCTGAATAATCAGCCGATCCCATCCCGGATCGGTTGCGGCCAACGACAGATCCTTGGCGACCTGCTCGTAGGTAAACCCGCCTTGTCCTGTCCTGGCGCTGACCGCTTTCCCCTTGATCGTGGCCGTGAACCACATCCCCTCGTGGTCGAGATCCACGCCAATTTGCGAGGGGAGGACACCGAGACGCCGCAGCGCCTCAGTGACCCCACCGCAGAGCACACGCGCATCGCGTTCCGAGAGATGCGGAACGACCGCGTCACTGAAGGGAGACGTGATGAGCGTGTCAGTCGTCATGGTTACGCCGCGATCTTAAGGTTCACCATGTTATTTTTAGTCGAGACGCCGACCTGCATCATGTGACCGATGGTGCGGGTGTTGATTTCAGCCGCGACCGCCGCGACATCCACCGCGCCAGCCGTGGTCGCCGAGATGACCACCGCGATGCCGACACCGGGAGTGCCGTTGATCAGCACGCTCGCCGGACCCCACGTCTGGAGCCAGCCGTACTGCGCCGTAGTGATGACGTACGGTGAGACACCGGCCACCGCCGCCGTGGCCGTCGTCGGGTTGACGATCACGTTCTTGTACGGGTTGTGGACGAGGCCCACACGCGACGACGCGGTCAGCGCGACCTGAATCGGATCAAGCAGCGACAGCGTGAACGCGGTAGACGCCGAGATCGCGGCGTGGCCCGACACCTGATAGGTGTAGCCGTTGCCGGGCGTGGTATCGACCTGGAGGTACCCTTCGGCGTAGAGGTTGGCCGCGCCAGCCGTCGCACCGGGGGTGTAGCTGAACGACGTTGCACCAACCGCCACAGCCGGGGGCGTGTTGGCGAGGTGGTTGGCGATCGGAGCCGCCGACTGATAGACCGAACCCGCGACGGTATCCGCCGCGCCAGCCTGCGCGTAGCGGAACACGCGACCGTCCTTGGTCACAGCGCGAGAGCCGAGCGGGTGAAGCTGCGTCGACGACGACGTGAAGCCGTCCTGCCCGTAGGCAACCGGCGTATCGTGCACGAAATTGGAAGGCATGTATCTTCTCCGTTAGTGGTAGTGGGCAGCGACGGGAATGCCGCCGCCCACGCTTCCACTCGTTACGCGGTGGTCGAGGTGACGACGCCGAGGCGGCGCGGGTTGGTGGTCACCAGATTCGCCATCGTGCGGATCGGGTAGACGGTGAGGGTCTGGTTGGCCGGACGGACGTTCTCCAGCATCTTGAACCACGAGCCCTTCTTGTAGGCGAGCTTGAGGAACTTCGGGTTCGCGAAGTACATCGTGCCGCTCGGGCAGGCCACGTCGTACGAGAGCTTCGCGCCCTTGAACTTCAGCTGCTCGTTCATGAAGCCGCCGTCCGGGGAGTCCTTCGAGGTGAACCGCTCGTTGGCGAGCAGCAGACCTTCAAAGCCCTCAAACGTGGTGCGATCCGTGATGACGAACGACGGATGCTGGTCCTGCACGCCGTTGGAGCACAGGTTGTAGATCGACCGCATCGACGCCCGCAGGTTGTCGAAGGTGCTAGTCGTCTTCGCGCCCGAGGTCTGCTGGTTGCGCCAGAAGCTGAACGTGGCGCGGTTGATGCCCTGCACGGTGCCCGTCGAGGGCGACGACGCGATGATCGCCTGGAGACCGTTGATGTCCTTGCCCGCGTTGCCCGTGCCGTCGCCGAACAGCATGGTGTTGATGGCCGAGCGCATGGAGTTTTTGACGTTCTCCAGCTTGGCCGGGAGCAGCGCGAACACGGTGCCTTCGCCCGCGTTACGGTCGGATTCGAGGTCCGACAGGATGACGGTGCCCGCGACTTCCTTCCACTGGGCTTCCGTGCGGTCGAACACGTCCACGCGGGTCGTGCTGATCGTGTCCGTGTCGCTGTAGCTCGACACGGTCGTGTTCAGGGCATACTCGATGGGGGCGGTGATGTAGTCCCCACCCGAGAGGCCCATGAAGCCTTCACCCTTCGACAGCTGGTTGAAGAGGAAGTAATCGTTGTTGATGTTGTCTTCGGGCTTCGTGCCGACCACCGCTTCCCAGTTGGAAGCAATGCGCTGCCCGACGTTCGGTGCTGGCATGTTCTAGTCCTTGTCTATGCCCACTTCAGCGACGGGTCGTTGAACGACCGTGGACGCTGGGTTGTGGGAATCACCGCAGAGGCCGGGTTGACAGCACTCGCGGCGGCTTTGGTTTGCAGGTCTTTCAGGGTGTCGGCCTTCACCTGATCAGCACTGGCGAGCTTCGATCCGACCACCTGTTTCCATGCGGCCCGCAACGCTTTCGCGGGATCGCCTGGAATCGTGGCGAACGCCTGGGCGATCTCCGCTTCATGCTCCTTGAATCCGGGGAGCACGTCGGTCGCTTCGCTGTAGATGTCGGATACGGCTGTCTGGAGTTCCTGCTGCGCCTTCTGCGCCTGCTGCTCCTGCTGACGACTCTGGTAGTCCTGCTTGATCGGGGAGAGTTCGCGAGACGCGAAGTCCTCAATCGCCTTCTGCACCACCTGTTGCAGCCGTTCGTGGGAGTAGGTCTGCGCGACGACACGCCCGTCCTGATCCATCACCGGGATATCCGGCGAGAGATCGATGGGAGCGGGCTGCGGCTGGGCCTGCTGACGCATCCCCAACACACGGGCCGCTTCTGAGCGCACCAACGGGGCCAATTCCGGGTCGGTCGTGGCTTCTGCAAGCAACTGCCGAATGAATCCGGGCTTGTCCGTGGCGTACGTCCGACCAATGCGGGCCGCTTCTTCGACGGCTGCGCGGTCGGTCTGCATCGCCCAGCCGTATTGCTGCTGGAACTCGGCCTGTGCCGCCTCGCGGGCTTTGAGTCGCGCATTCTCCAGCGCGGTCTTGTGAGCCGTAAAGGGGATCGGGCCTGCGCTCTCCGTGGGACTCGTCTCTGCCTGCGCTGTGGCGGCAGTCTCCGTGGGTGCAGAAGACGAATCGGTCGAGGGAGCGGCATCCGACGCAAACGCTTGCGCGAAGGTCGGACGCTCGGCGGGTGCAGGAGACGCGGACGGCGCACTTGTGGCAGGCGCAGCCGAAGTCGTCGGCGCTGGAGCACTCGTCGTCGTAGGTGTTGCGGTCGTGCCTTCCATCGGTCCTTCATCTGGCGCGTATGGTGCGCCGTCCCAGGTCGAGAAGCGGGAACGCCCAAAACAAAAAGGGTCAGCACTGCCGCGCGATCTCTGCGCAGTCAGCACTGACCCCTCTGGTCTGTGCGTCCCCTTGTTACGCTCGCCCGCTGAGGATGGGCGTTGTCGCCGGGGTAATTAGTCCCGGCCTAGCGAGCGCGAACGTCGGTCTTACATCACGGTCGGTCCTCCTTGGGCGGCGGCTGCAAGAGTCCTGCGCCACACGCCTCGCAAATCACACGCCCACTCGGCTGCGTCAACAGACGCGGCTGCGAGCAGGTACAGCCCGTCACCCCTGCACCATCGGGTTCTTGCCGATGAACGTCCGACAGCCGCATTCCAGCCGCCACTTGCTATCCGTGCCGGTGTTCGATCCGCGCACGTCCTGCTTACACTTCACGCAGTGCAGGCCAATCCCGACATCCGCCGAGGTATCCGCCATCACCGCGAGCATCCGCATGTATTCCGGCGGGAGCGCGATCTCCGTGCGGTCCAGATTGACCATCCCGTGCGGGGTGTACAATTGCACTAGACCCACCTCGATACGTGTTTGTCGCCGTCAACGTGGCGCACCATCGGCTCGAGTCCAAGTTCCTTCGCCCGCCGCGCCATGTCCCGCTTGCTGTAGAAGACTTCCGGCTTGTCGCCGAAGTTCTCCTGTACGAATCCGCCTGGGATATCGTCGCCAATGACCAGCGCGGCCTTATTGGCGCGGTTCTTCCCCGCCCCGTGGCACTGCGGGCACGGCTCATGGGTGGCGTCGTACATCGCCCCGCAGCAGTACTTGTAGATGTAGCGCGGCATTACGCTCTCCCAATCCGTGAGATCACCGGCCAGAGTGTCACGATCTCGCCACGCCGCCAGTGCTGCACGATGTGCCATGCCGTACGCAGCCAGCCCGCCAGAATAAGCGACCCGCTCGCCTGCGACATAGGGCAGTCCTGACAATCCCACTTGCCTTCGGCGTACTCGTAGATATACACGCCACGGCTGTCCGGGTCAGACCGTCTGATCACGCTCACTGGATCGCGGCTCCTGTGTTCTCCATCCCGCCCGTCAGGTCGGTCTGGTGCTTCGACAACGATTCCGCTGGCGCAACTTTGCCGGGATGCTTCGCCATCGCGACCGTGGCTTCGTTTGCCGCCTGCATCATGTGCGCCTGCACCGGGTCCACGCTTGGCTCCGCCAGGTTCTTCATGCCCATCTGCGTGAGCACCTGATACACGTTCCCGTAGCTCGCGGACATCGGGTCCAGATCCGCCGCGCCAATCGACAGCGTGAGCTTCGGCGGTTCCGGCTTCTGTTCCGGCTGCTGCTGCACAAGCACGTCGAAGGGATAGTGCAGCCGAGGCAGCAGATGCTTCAGCAGCTTCATCCGGTCAATCATTGGGTCTTTGGCGAAGAACGCGTATTCGTCCAGTGCCCGTTTGCGCTCAGACGCGAGATCATGCCGGAGGGCGGAATCCGGCAAGGCGGTAAACGCCATCGCCGCAGGCACCGTCTTGCGCCACTGGTCCCACGCCATTGCCTGCTTCGGTCCGACAATGATCGCGGCTTCCTGTACCGTCAGGAATCGCTGGATCAGCGTGGAGTACTTGGTGCAGCCCTTGATGAACCAGTCCAGCACCACGCCACGTTCCAGCCCCAGACGGGCATTGACGTTGGACTGGACGATGTTGGCTTCGGTCGCCGTCGTATCGCCGCTCGACTGTGCCCCGGACCCGTTTGCATCAACCGCGTGGGTCCGCGACAGGTCGTTGTCGAGGTAATCGTTAAAGCTGAAGTTCTCACGCGGGAACGACCCGTGCGGGAGTTCCTTGATCGCGCCTTCCCCGACGTAGGCTTCACCAGGGACGCCAATCATGCCGCCCAGCGGGGAGGTCACGATCTTGTCCAGCGCAGACGGCGGCAACACGTCGGTGTTGTACATCCAGCGCATGATGTTGGCGTTGCGTTGCTCCACCATCTGCCCACGGAAGCGGTTCAATTCGTTCACCAGCGGGCGAGAGATCGTGCAATCGCTCGGGACGTACGCCGAATCCGACAACTGCCGAATCGTCAGCGGGTGAATCGGGAACCCAATCAGCGAGTCCGGCGTCAGCGTGCCCTGTTCGTTCAGCGACTGATACGGCGAGTCCTTGTGCTCGACGGGAGCCTCGACGCCATCGATGAACACCAGCATCGACTGGTGCTGCGGATGCGGGCGATCCGGCCGGTAGAGGCACGACTTGTAGAACAGGAACGTCCCCTTGACGACTTTCGTGTTCGCGCTCGCCTCGATCCCGTGGTCGAAGTACAACTCCGCGTCCGACGACTCCCCGCCCTCGAAGTTCGGCGGCGCCCAGCCCTTTGCCGCTGCGACAGCCACCGGCCATTCAAACTCAAAGCCCAGCCACGGCGCATCGTCCCACCGCGTCGAGCGGAACGACTTCGGGATCAGAATCTGCTTCGGCGAAATCCACCGCCAGAACACATCCGAGAACACCGGCACCTGGACGGACACCGGCTGGCCCGTCGTCGGGTCGATCGTCTCCTGCATAGGGCCGAACTGCTCATAGCCCATGACCGAGAACCCCGTTCCAGAGGGGCACAGCACGTCGAACAGCACCCGATGGACCAGATCCTTCGCATCGACGCCGTGGACGCCCAGACGGGCGTTCAGGATGGCCGTATGCGTGTCCAAAATTGGTTCCTGTCCCACCATCAGCGGCGAGGGGACCGCCTGCACATCAGGCTGCTGGTAAAACAAGTCCGCTTTCTTGCGTTCAACCAGCGTGAAGTCGCGGTTCGTGTTGACCGTGGCCCCGTAGTCGTCGGGCGAACTGGTCACATCCGGGGCATACGCCTTGACATTGGCGTCCCACCACGCCTGCACGGACTTCCGAACAGATCGCGCCTGTTCCAAGTCTTCTTTCCACTGCTCGATCTGGTCTTTCGCGAGCGGGACAATCTCAGGCAACGCGCACCTCTCGGGTCAGATTTCCCGCAGGACGCTGCGAGCGATTCACCAGCCAGCCGAGCGACATTTCCTTCGTCGGGCGGGTCGTCTCCATCACACCCGGTGTCGGTCTGGACATCACGAAGTACCGCGCCGCATCCGCCGCATGGTCTTCCCCGTCCGTATCCACGTCCTCAGGACGATGCGGGTCGCTCACGAGCGACGGCAAAGTCCGGTTGAAGTACGTGCAGAGGGGCGAGGTCTGCAACCAGGGCGACCCATCCGGCGACTGCCGCAGCCAATGCCGCAACCGCTGCCAGCCGTTAATCCGGTCCTTATCCGCCGTCCTCGTCGCCAGCGACAACCCGCCGGCCCGCATCCCACGGCGCACCGACTCAATAGTTGATTCGCCCGTATCGCCGTTCGGCGCTTCCATCGCGGTATCGAACACGAGGTACTTCAGGCTTCGCAGTTCGCGCTCCTTGCACCGCCGCGCAATCTCTTCACCGACCGCAAACGCCAGCGTGCGGGTAAACACGTATTCGTCTTCCAGATACGCCTTCCCGTCCACGAGCACCCACCAGCCACAGACACCGGGTTTCACGAAGCCCCAGTCGAACGCCAGCACCCGAGGCACTTCCGGCGAGAACACGCGATGCTCCGCGCTCACATGCGAGGCTTTCCGCCATTCGGGGAAGTACTGACCGGGGAAGATGTCCCAATCGCCATCCCGATACGCCTTCCGCATCTCGGGCGGGAGGTTCATCAGGTTGCGCTCGTACTCTTTGTTCAGGTACGGGTTGTCTTCCAGCTTCGATTCAAGAAACTTCCACTCGCCCGCGTCGTAATCGGGGTACTGCTCCGCGTCGATGTTGTGGTCGATGAACCGCTGACGGACCCAATGACTCTGCGGACCGCCGGGGTTGGTACCACAGCGGATACGCGGCTGAATCCCCGGCTTTGACGTACGCGCACGGGAGGAAATCAGCAGGAACGGCGTCTCCTCAAACGTCACCAACTCATCGAACAGGATCAGGTCGTATTCCGCTGAGAGGTAATTCGTCGCATCCGCCGCCGTCTCACAGTGCCCAAACTGCACAATCGAGGCATTCGGGAACCGCATCAGCTTCGCGGAGGGCACCGCCTGCGCCCCGAGGATCGCGGCATCGACTTCCGCCTCGCGCAGATGCGTCTGTTCGAGTTCCTTGTACGTCCGGCGCAGAATCAACGCCCGGAAGCCCGGCGTCTTCAAGCACTCTCGATACGCCATCCAGCGGATCGCGTGGCTTTTTGATCCACCCGCTGCCCCGCCGAAGAGGGCATAGGGTTCGGTGGCTTCAAAGAATTCCACCTGACGCGGGAGCGGCACATACACGCACCGCTTCCCCTGTCCCTTCAACTGCACGAAGATCGCGTTTGCGACCTGCCGACGCCAGCACGGCTCATTCGCACAGGTCCACGGCTGCAATCCGGCCACCGACACGAGTCCCTTCACAAAAGGACCGCCACACCAGCAACATTTCGCCAGGGTGTGGATTTCGATGCCCGACACAGCCTCTGCCACTAGCAGCCCTTCTTGCCGCCCTTGCTCGACTTCTTCCCGCCCATCTTCTTGTTCACGACCGGCCTCCCTTTTTCTTCTCAGCCGCCTTTTTCGCGGGCGACTCCTTACGCTCGTGCGATGCCTTACTCATCCCGCCTCCTAGTTACACACCCAGACGCCCGCGAGTCTCTTCGCCAGCGCACCCGTCCCCAGCCCCGCACACGTCGCCGCAACCGTGCAGTCGGTGCAGTAGGCAAACGAGCCATTCGCGGGAGTTCCCAGGCTCGCGAACGCGACCCCAGACCACGTCATCACGTTGGCACTCGCCGCACTCAACAGGATGTCCGACCCCGCCGACCCGAGCTTCACGCCGCCATTGGCCCGGAACTGGTTACTCGAAAACTGGAATTGCTCCGTCCCCGCCACGCTCACACCAATCGTGTTGCTGGCGGATCGGAAGAACCCCGTGTTCGTCTCCGTACTGAACGCATACGCCGGATTCGTCGCCGTCCCGCTCACCATCCGGATGTACCCGCCGTACAACCCGTTCAGGAACTGCGACAGCAACGTCGTCATGTCCTGGCTTGCCGCCACCGACGACACGCCCACGACCAACGCCAGACCCAGTACTACCTGCTTCATCAGACTCCCCACGGTGTCTCCGCTGTCGGCTCCTCAGGTCCCCGCAGGCACCCCAGACACACGCCGCCATTGAGCGACGGACCACCGCACTTGGGACACCCCTTTTTGTTCTCAGCCGCCTTCTCAGGAAGCGTCATCGCCCTTTAGCTGGAACAGCCCTCCGCGCCTTCGCAGCCCCAGCCGTCCCCGGTCGGGTCCCCCGCCGATTCCCGCGCCGTTGCCCGGTGGGTACCTCTCCGCCCGCGCTAGCGTCTGTCGTCTGCGTCGCGGCTACCTTGATACGCTCCGTATCAGCGTCCGATAAGCTACCTTCTGTTACTTGCGTCGTTTCGAGGTAACTCGTTGGTACGACTTGAGTTGCATCGATTGCGGTATTCAGCGCGCTCGTTATGCTGCCTACTGAGACGATCACGTCGCTGTCTCGTGCTCCAATTTGGACCACCACACGAGGCACGCTTGCGTCGTCCTGGCGCTTGCCCCAGCGATCTGGCGCTTTGCGCTCAAGGAAGGTCGCACCAGCCGCCCAAAACTGCGGGCCAGACTTCGCGGCTTTCCGCACCATACCGACCATTTCGCTCTCGGCGAGGGCTTCGGCCTTTTCGATGGCTGCTGTTAGTGCGATGGCGGCTGCTTCTCCGGCCTCAGCGCGCTTGTAGAGCCGTGACAGTGTGCTCTCTGAGATTCCAGCCAATCGGCAGGCGGTGACCCTGTAATTGCCATCGGCAAGTGCCGCGAGCAATACGGCAGTTTTCTCGGGGTCGGCTTCAAGCGTGGGATGGCCGAGTGCCGTGGTCACCTGGGCGGCGATCACATCGGCTTGGGTGCGAAGCGTGAGGGAGTCTGGAGTCAGTGACATCAGAGCTAGGTGCTACGCACAGGGTCGAGGTTCGTTCGCTTGCGCTCACTCACCCGACACTGAGTAATGTGCGCTTGTTTCTGACGCGTGGCTAGTGGGTAGCTGACGTAATGCTGCGTCGTGTCGCTCAATGCGCTGTCATACCTATTGACGGGCGATTGTGGATAACCGGCCTTCGGTCGCTCGGTGGGAGATTCTCGACGCGGACCAGACGGCCAATGCGGAAGGTTTCGACTAAGCCTGCCGCGATCCACTTGCGAACGGTGCGGGCATCAACGCTATACGTCTCGGCGTAGACCGTGACACTCACCCACTGTGCTGGCATCAGACCTCCCTACGGCGTAGCGTCATCCACAATCTGCTTGTGGCGGTTATTCGCGTCTCCAGACAAGCCCGCTTCGTACGTCGTGTAGCCGGTGCTGTTGTCTATGGAGTCGCGGGTGTACGTGCTATCGAAGAGTTCGCGCAGCCTGGTGTTCATATCGAGGATGAAGGCGAGCGCCCCGCCTGACGTCCATGTGACGCTCGCGACACCAGCCGAGAACCAGATCGACGCCGCCGTGGCTCTGGCAACACCTGTGACCGTGCCCAATCCTGACGACGCCCAGATCGCT